AAAAGAAATTTATTGATGCACACATGAAGACTGCTGAAGTCTATGCTGAATTGTCTTCAGCAAAAAGACTGCACGTTGGTTGTGTTGTTGTAAAAGATAATACAATCATTGGCATCGGTTATAACGGCATGCCTTCTGGTTGGAACAATGAATGTGAGGTAAGAGATTATTTTTCACCAGGTCGTTTTAAATGCACAGATGGAAATGGTGCAACATACATTCTTAAAACCAAACCAGAAGTACTACATGCAGAGACTAATGCACTCGCAAAGATTGCACGTAGTACCAACTCAAGTGATGGTGCAACATTGTTTGTAACTCATGCACCTTGTCTAGATTGTGCCAAACTAATATATCAGTCTGGTATTGATAGTGTGTATTACCGAAATAGTTATCGCAACGATGACGGTATTAATTTTCTAAAGAAGTGTAATGTAGCTGTTCAACAGCATATATAATTTAAAGGAGTTTATTATGTTAGTAGTGCCAGATGATATGGCAGGCAGACCAATTGGTTTCACCTGCTCAACTTTTGATTTACTTCATGCAGGACATATTCTTATGCTTGCTGAAGCCAAGTCTGTATGTGACCACTTGATTGTTGGTTTACAAAATGATCCGACTGCCGATAGACCTGGTAAGAACAAACCAGTTCAATCTATTGTAGAACGATTCGTACAACTTTCTGCGGTAAAATTTGTAGATGAGATTGTTGTCTATAGTACCGAAAAAGACCTTGAAGACTTATTGATGTTTCTTCCAATTTCTGTTAGAATCATTGGTGAAGAATATAAAGATAAACAATATACAGGTAAACAAATCTGTATTGACCGCAATATCAATATGTACTTTAACTCCCGCAATCACCGTTTCAGTTCAACTGAATTGAGACAACGTGCATACCAATCCGAATTGAGTCGCCAGAATGTATAATGATGTTTGTAAATTCATAGATGCTTGTGACCAAGAAGCATCCGCAAAAAATGTTAAGTTATACAAAACCTTAATTGATGAAGAAGTTGGTGAGTTTCGTTCAGCTTACTACGCATGTGATGAGGTAGAACAACTTGATGCCTGTATGGATATGATTTGGGTTATCTTAGGGTTCTGTAAAATGAAGGGGTATGATGTTGATGCCGCATGGGCAGAAGTTGCTCGTTCTAACTTGGCAAAGATTGACCCAGCAACAGGCAAAGTAATTAAAAGACCAGACGGTAAAGTTTTAAAACCAGAAGGATGGACGCCTCCTGCGCTTGACAAGTTCGTTTAAATAGATTATAATTGATTATTAACTTTCGGAGATATTATGGAAACATACAGAATCGCAAAACAATTCGCTGAGGCTAATCGCCTTCCCCGTGCCTATAAGTACGATTTCTTTTTGCGAGAATTCGATGATATGGTAGAGGTCGTAGGTCTTATTGAAGACCCAACACTCAACATGACCGAGTTTAATGGTCGTGAAATGCTTTACCCAAAACGTTGGGTAACTTTGGCCGTAGTGCCAGCTTCAACAAGGATTTGAAATGGCAGTAAAGTTAATTTCTTTTAAAACAAATCAGACAATCATTGCCAGTGTTGTCTATGAGAATGATGAAAGAATTACAGTGAAAGAAACTGTACAAGTAATTGTTCAACCATCGAAAGATGGTCCAATGATGGGATTCTCTCCTTTCTTGGAGTATGCACAAGAGTTTAAAACAGGCATCACATTTGATATGTCTGACATTCTTTGCGTTACAACTCCAATGGTAGAATTGGAAAATGAGTATAATAAGTTATTTGGTTCTGGCATTCAAATTGCCTCAAGTATTCCAAAATTCTGATATAATGTATGAATGAATAAAAAATATTACACAAATGTTGCCTCTATTGGCAACAACATTTTCTACAGAGGTGTAAACAACGGCCGGCGTGTTAAGATGAAAATTGCTTACACGCCGACTTTGTTTTTGAAGTCTAATAAACCAACTAAGTTTAAAAACTTAAATGGTGAAGCACTTGAACCTATGAAGTTCGAATCTATCCGTGAAGCACGTGATTTTGTTAAGATGTACAATGAAGTACAAAACTTTGAAATCTATGGTCAAACCAGATTCGAATATGCATTTATTGCTGATGAACATCCAGAGATGACCGATTGGGACTTTGAAGATGTTGCAATTGATGTTATCGATATTGAGGTTGGTTCTGAAAATGGATTCCCTGATCCATATCAGGCCAATGAACCAATCACTGCCATTTGTATTACACGTGTCGGTGGTAAAACAATCGTGATGGGTTGTGGTGAATATATTAATAATGATGATAACGTTACATACATTAAATGCCGTGATGAGTATGACCTTTGCAAAACATTTATCAACCACTGGTCAAATAATTGTCCAGATGTTATAAGTGGTTGGAATATTAAGTTCTTTGATATTCCATATTTGGTCAATCGTCTATCCCGTATCCTTGGTGAAGATGACACAAAGAAGTTGTCACCATGGAATATGATTTCTGAACGCAAGGTCATGGCCATGGGTCGTGAAAACATTGCATATGAATTGTTGGGTGTTGCGACACTTGACTATATTGAATTGTACAGATGGTATGCGCCAGGTGGTAAATCACAAGAGTCATATCGTTTGGATAATATTGCGAACGTTGAGATTGGTGAGAGTAAGATTTCATATGATGAGTATGACAACTTGCACCAGTTGTATCGTTTGAATTACCAAAAGTTCATTGAGTATAATATTAAAGACGTAGCATTGATTCTAAAACTAGACGACAAGTTGAAGTTGTTAGAATTGGCACTTACTCTTGCCTATGATACGAAGTGTAACTATGATGATGTATTTGCACAAACTAGAATGTGGGATGCAATGACATATGGTTACTTGTTGAACCGTAATATCATCGTGCCACCAAAGGTTATGAAGGACAAAGATGCTGCTTTCGAGGGTGCTTATGTTAAAGACCCACAAAAAGGTATGCATAAATGTGTTGCTTCATTTGACTTGAACAGTTTGTACCCACACTTGATGATGCAATACAACATCTCACCTGAGACATTGATTGAGCCTGAAGACTACACACAAGATATGCGTGACATTATTATGCGTGGTGTAAGCGTTGATAAACTGCTGACTAAATCAGTTGACCTATCAAAGATGAGTGGTTATACTATCACACCGAATGGCCAGTTCTTCAGTACGACCAAACAAGGTTTCTTACCAAAGATGTTGGAAGAAATGTATATTGATCGTTCGAAGTTTAAAAAGATGATGATTCAGGCGAAGAAAGATTATGAAGTTGAAACTGATGAGACAAAGAAGAATGAATTAGATAAACGAATTGCTAGGTATAATAACCTACAACTAGCAAAGAAGGTGTCTCTGAATTCGGCATACGGTGCCTTAGGTTCCAAGTATTTCCGATTCTATGATTTACGACAAGCTCTTGGTGTTACCTCTGCAGGTCAACTTAGTATTAAGTGGATTGAGAATAAAATCAATTCTTACATGAACAAACTATTAAAGACCGAAAAAGATTATGTTATCGCCTCAGACACAGATTCGATTTATCTCCGTCTTGGTGAGCTTGTTGATAAGGTGCATCCGAAAGAATCAAACGTACAACAGATTATCCAATTCATGGATAAAGTATGTGAGCAGAAGATACAACCATTTATTGATGAGAGTTACCAGGAGCTTGCTACGTATGTTAATGCGTATGCCCAAAAGATGCAAATGAAACGTGAGGGTTTGTCCGACAAAGGTATTTGGACTGCCAAGAAACGTTACATTCTTAATGTATATAACAATGAGGGTGTTCAGTACAACGAACCACATATGAAGGTGATGGGACTTGAGATGATTAAGTCTTCTACACCGGCTGCGATTCGTGAGAAGATGAATACCTTAATTAAAATGGTGATGCTTGGTACAGAAGAAGAGGTACAAGACTTCATCCAAACCTTTAGAGAAGAATTTAAATCTTTACCTGCTGAAGATATTTCTTTTCCAAGAGGACTTAATGGCTTGAAAACTTATTCTGATTCTGTTACAATGTACAAGAAGGGTACTCCGATTCATGTTCGTGGTGCCATCGTGTACAATCATTTCCTGAAGCAGTATAAATTGGATAAGAAGTATCCATTGATTCAAGAAGGTGAGAAACTCAAGTTCACATACTTGAAAGTTCCAAACCATTTCAAAGAGTCAGTCGTATCTTTTCCAGGTCGATTGCCAAAAGAATTCAATCTACAAGAGTATATTGATTATGACACACAGTTTGATAAGTCTTTCCTCGAACCAATCAAAGTGATTTTAGATTGTATTGATTGGAAAACAGAGAAGACTAATTCATTGGATAGTTTTTTTAACTAAAGGAATATTATGAGTTTATTAGATAAAATTAAAAAGAACAGTACGATTAAAGACAGTGCTGTGCTCGCAACATCAAAGTTCTTTACCAAAAAGGATATGATTTCAACATCTATCCCAATGATAAACGTGGCGTTGTCGGGTCGTTTAGATGGTGGTCTAACCCCAGGTCTTACAATGTGGGCAGGTCCTTCTAAACACTTCAAGACTGCTTTCAGTTTGCTGATGGCCAAGTCTTACATGGACAAGTACCAAGATTCAGTAATGTTGTTTTATGATTCTGAGTTTGGTACTCCACAGTCCTACTTTGATACATTTGGTATTGATACTGAACGTGTCTTACACACACCATTGACTGACATTGAGCAGTTGAAGTTTGACATTATGAAACAACTTGAGGGGTTTGAACGTG